ATGCCAAAACTCACAGATATGCAGATCCGCGCATGGATAAAGGCGGGAGACAGATTTGATGGCAAGGCAGACGGCAACGGCCTTTATATTTGCTACCCCAAAAACTACACAGTCCCGTTCTGGCGATTCCGATATAAGCTCGCAGGAAAACAGCGGGCTATGGTTATCGGCTCTTACTCCGAACTGTCACTATCAAAAGCCAGAGAAACAGCAAAAGAGCTGTCAGCCAGAGTTGCTCTTGGCTATGACGTAGCAGCAGAAAAACAGGAACGAAAAGCTGAAGCCCTGGCAAAAATGGAGGCTGAGAAAAACGCCATGCGCGTTTCAGATCTGGCCGCCGAATACTTCGAGCGACAGATACTTCCGAGATGGAAACATCCCGATATCCTTCGCCGGAGAATTGATAAGGATATTAACCCCTGCATTGGGCATATGAAGGTAGAGGACGTTAAGCCACGCCACATTGACGACATGTTGAAAGGTATCGTTGACCGAGGAGCACCAACGATAGCAACAGATGTATTACGCTGGACACGCCGTATCTTTGACTATGGGATAAAACGCCACGCTCTGGAGATAAACCCTTGTTCAGCGTTTGAAGTATCTGATGCTGGTGGTAAAGAGGTTTCCCGCGACCGTTGGCTAACTCGCGATGAGCTTATCAAGCTATTCGAGGCTATGCGCACCGCAAAAGGATTCAGCCGCCAGAACGAACTGACATTTAAGCTATTGCTGGCACTATGCGTTCGTAAGATGGAGTTATGCGCCGCACGATGGGAAGAGTTTGATTTAGATGGTGCGGTATGGCATTTGCCGGAAGAACGCAGCAAAAACGGAGACCCTATTGATATACCTCTACCTTCTCCAGCCGTTGAATGGTTGAGAGAGCTACACACCTTTTCATGTAATAGCGCATGGGTGCTTCCGGCCAGGAAGATGCAAAACAGAATGATCCCACATATTCAGGAAAGCACTTTACCCGTAGCACTGGCTAAGGTTCGCGCCGAAATGCCGGATGTGCCTAATTTCACGATTCACGACTTCCGGCGTACCGCACGTACTCATTTAGCAGCATTGGGTGTTGATCCTGTCGTAGCGGAACGATGCCTCAATCATCGCATTAAGGGTGTAGAGGGGATTTATAACCGCCATCAGTATTTTGATGAGCGTAAAGCTGCGCTGGCACAGTGGGCTGATCTGCTGGTGGAACTGGAAAGCGGAAATGACTACAACGTAACGCCATTCGATAAAGCCAGGAGGCAAATGTGAACAACATCTTGAGAAAATCGCCAATCGAACGGCTTTGTTCATCTGTATCGATTACCCCTCATGAAATGGCTGTGGCCTTGGCTGGCCTAAACCCATCTATGCGCATTAGCGATGTGCCTGAGGAAAATTTCGAATATGTCGATTTTGTCAGAACTCATCTTGCCAGAGCTATCAAGGTGTACAGAGGTGAAAAAACTAGTAAAGACGAGCCTTGCCATGCCCTTGATATTTTCTTAGCTTCTTACCCATTTATTGACACAAATACACCAGAAATAATTGTTCAGAAAATATCAGAAGCGATTGATGATTTGCGTGGCACCAAGGGATGGGAAGAAAAAGCCCGAAATCTTGGAGGACTCCAGTTAGTAAACTACATCAAAGAAACCAACCGCAGCGGACGTGGGCAGCATAGAAAGCAGGATGAGGAAAACGGGACAATGAAAATGATGGGGTTGATAGTACATCTGCTGATAAAAAAATCAGGCTCATCTTCCTACATCCAAAATGGGAAACCTAATCGCACAGCTATATACCGTGACATAGAAACCTTAATCAAGGATGAAGGGATATCCCATAAAGGAATAGCAAAAGCCACATTCCTAGAAAAAATCTCACGGGCTTTATTAGCTGTCCACGATCTCGACTAATCACTTTTCACGCCCCTCCAAAGCAATGGCGGGGCTTACCTCATATGACGAGGAATTACCTGTTTACCCATCTCCACCAGCATAGATAATTCTCGCCTAGCCATTGCTATATCTGTTCAGCTTAGTTCATCTGTAATCACCCCATCTCTAAAAGATACGCCAGCTATCATTAGCCATTTTAAGCCATCATGAGCCATTATAAACCGACTCAACCAATTGAATAATAAAAGATAAAAAGAAATGTAAAAACATGATGAATGACGATGAAAGATATAACTCTTTGATAAAACAATGATTTTTTAAAACAGGTAACTAATTGAAAATAAAGAAAATAATTACCCCCCCCTGCATTTGGAATCTTTCAGTGGATCGGTATTTTTTCAATAGATTTATAATTTCTTTCGATAGATTCTAGTCTTAATAGAAATACTGTATAGGCAACCACTAAACTTTAAGTAACTTCACGAGCTATCAGAGAGGTTACTAGAGATATGACAGCACACAAGCCAGCATCATCAGCTATCCCAACAACTGGATACATCCGTCGCTTTCGCATGCCGGAATTGCTAGGTGTTTCACTGCCTACTATTGATAGATGGGTTAAAAATGGCACTCTTCCACGCCCAGTGAAGCTGACAGATAACGTGACTGCGTTTGATGCGGTGGAAATTAATAACTGGCTGGCAGAACGCCGAAACACATCAGCCTGATTAAATGACTACGGGGGATGACGTTCTACCCCACCAGCAAATAAAAGTAACTTAATTCGACAGCAGGAGTTTCAATGAAACGTCCAAATATGCCCGTACAGGGGCAGGGCTTCGTTCGGCCTGAAACCAGCATGAGCGATATTCTGGTTAGTCACAAACAGGAGTCGCGCATTGATTCGCGCTTATTTGCTGAGCGTATTGGCATAAAGCACAAAAACCTTTATTCGCTCATTCAGAAGCACAAAACCGGATTGCGTGAACTGGGCATCCTTCCGTTTCAAACGGAGCGATTAAAAACCCGTCAAAATGGGGAGCGTGAACATAAGTTTGCCCTCCTGAATAGCGATCAGTTTGATTACATGTGTCGCATTGTGCGCGGTCGTGATGATGAACGCATGAACCGCTTCAAGCTGGATGTTACAAAGGCATTTGCAAAGCGTCGCGCCGCTGAACCCGTACGCCGCGAATATCTGCCGGGCTATCACGAAAGCCGTGAGGGGCTTAAAGCACTGGGTGCAGAACGTCACCACTACATCAATCTGGCACGCACAGAAAACCGTTTTGCCGGATTGGTAACAGGTGAACGCCAGGCAGCCAGCGATCCGCAGTTAGGTTTGCTGGTGGTCATGCAGAAAATCGAGCAGGCAGCATTTCACGAAGCGATACAGAACGGCATGACACCGACCGAAGCGGTGCGGGAGGTTGCCCGCCGCATGGAGACGTTCGCCAGCCTGATAACGTCAGCGCCGTCTCTGGGGGTGAAATATGCGTAATTATGTTATCCCGCCCAATCATGAAGGCGGTTATATTTATGTGGCGCTTTCTGACATTGGATTAGTTAAGGTTGGAAAAACCAGAAATGTTTCAGCCAGAATGAAACAGCTATCCACTGGTAGCGGCATCGAAATCACTAAAGTTGAGGTGTTGGGGCCATTTGTTAATTACGGACAAGTTGAGTTAGCTATTCATGCAAAACTTTCATCAGAACGCCGCTCTGGTGAATGGTTTTCTGCCGATTTGGATACGGTTAAAGCAATTGCCATCGACGCATCAAGAATTGGCACTCCAGGTACGAAGTTAGTTAATAAAGATGTTAACCATCCAATAATTGTTTACTTGTGGCTTGACGCACATGAGAAACACACCGAGTACGAGAAAAAACTATGTGAAATACTGTCTGATAGAGCAATTAACTTTCTTAATAATTATGGTGCGCCTTGCGTCCCATATGTTGCTTTATGCATTCATACAATGGGGCAGGTCATTCTTCAACAAGGCCAAAAGGCCTACTCTGTGTATCCACGAGGATTTGAAGCGTCCTCATTGCATCAATTAAGGGAGGATTGGGGGAATTTTGCAGATAAAGATATTTTCGAAAACTCTGAATTTGACGAGTTTCTTATAGATATAAGCGATAAAGATAAATTTAAGTCCGCGGCTGAGAAATGGAGGTCTGAGGCAATAAATAATCTTTTCGCAGAACTTACAGATGATTACCAGCGCTGGTTAGCCCGCCACATGGAGGTGAGCAGCCATGCGTAAACCTGTCTTTTATGCCGGGCGCACTGAAATCTCTGTCATTAAATTCGATGACATTCAGGTGCGCATAGTGAGTATCAACGGCGAACCGTGGTTTGTTGGCGCTGATGTGTGTGCTGCGCTGGAAATCAGCAATGTTACTGATGCCGTTTCAGTTCTGGATAACGACGAGGTAATGACCCTAGCTTTAACCGAGGGGCATTCCGGTAAGCGTGGTGGTGCCAGAAGCTGGAATGTTGTCTCTGAATCAGGTTTCTACAAACTGATCGCCCGCAGCCGTAAAGCTTCCACACCAGGCACATTTGCGCACCGTTTCAGTAACTGGGTATTCCGCGAGGTTATCCCTTCAATCCGCAAAACGGGGGGTTATGGTGTTCCGTTTGCCATGCTGAATGATTTCAGTAAACGCCAGGCTGCCTATCAACAGGAAGCCAGCAAACGCGGTTACAGGTTACAGCAATGCAAAGAGGCAAAAGATGCACTGGAACGAGAAGAGCGGGCGCTATGGCGTAAATATCAGCCTGATTTTCTGGAGGGTGAAAACAATGTGTAACGATCCGAACGTTACAGAAAGAAAAAGCGCTACGTTGCTGGATAACTGGCAAAACAAAGGCGACCGGGAGAGGTCGCCAGTGGGAACAAAGGAAATCAAACGCATCGCCAACAATGCCAGATTTGCAGCTGGTGGGCAATGTGATCAGTCAGATTTGGTTCGTTCCAGGGTTTGCAACGAGAGCTTTTTCCTGTGCTCTTTAAGGAATTTCTCAAGAGCAAACGAACAAGGTGCGAATCTTTCTGATTCATGTTCATGCGCTATATTTTTGCGTCGTCTCTTACGAGTTGGTGATGGTGTTTTGGTTGATTCTTTATCGGTCATTGTGTTGTCCTGCATAGCAATGCGCCTGCGTTCCTCAAACTATGGCGCTGATAGTGGCTATTCCTGCTCTTTGGCCTTCCGGCGCTGTCGGCGTTTGATCTCGCCGCGCATGGCTGCACTTATAAACTGCCCTGTACTTTCGCCTTCTTCTTTCACGTTTTCCATGCCTTCAATAATTTCATGGGCAATACGTGCAGTTACAGATTGTGATTTTGCATTCTTTGGACCTGTTGCCATGTCTAACTCCTTATGTTTTTGGTGTAAGACAATATACATGAAAAAAAATTATTTTGAAGGGTTGACGTGTAAGACACTGCTATTTTACATTGTGTCTTACACCTTGTTGGTGCAAGGTGCAGAAACGACGAAACCCGGCAGTGCTGGAACACTAACCGGGCTTCTAACCACCAACGATAGCAGAAGTATCGAGGTAGCTATGAGAAATCATACCACACACCCGCAAGGGCGGGACTCGCACAACCTGAATAAATACATCTGGCGTTTTATCGCCCTGAGCACGGCACAACCGCGCGTAATCCACATTGAGGCCACCAGAGAACAGGAAGCCCGTCAGCAATCCCCGGCTGGCTGCGTGATGGTATTTACTGCCCGCATCCGTCAGGAGGAACACTATGCGTGATGAACGATTTATTCTTCTGGAGCAAAAATTCAGCGAAGCGCCAAAAAATGAAATTGATGCTCTTTTGCATATCGCGAATATGCTAAAAGTAGCAACGTTCCTTATAGTTTCGAATCTGGAGCATGAAACGGCGTTAGATATACTGAACAGTGCTGTCGATTATTCTGAATATATTGCCGAGGATAAATACAGGCAATTACCAGATTTGTTAACCCATAAATATAAAGAAGAACCCCATACCGGGAAATAAACATGAAGAAGATTAAATTTACTGGCTTAAATGCCAGCGGACAGACTCACCCGAAAATCAGGATCGGGGATATTTTCCGGGATAAATATGGCGACAGTGTGGTTATTAATTCCGTGTATGAACGGCACATTACATACCGCCGCGCAGGGTACGACTATGACTGTGTGATGCCCGTTCATCAGTTCCGGCGTGATTTTTCACTGGTATGTGCAGCACCACGCAGTAAGCCCACCAGTAAAGAGAAAGCACGGGCAAATATTCAGGTAATAAAGAACATGATTAACGCATTCAGGGGCAAGAAATGAAACGCGCACCGAATTTAAAGCACCAGCCGAAAGACAAAATGACGGAGGTGATTATCTTTGCGGGTAGTGATGCCTGGGCACATGCGAAAGAGTGGAGCGAATGGGCCGGAAAGCATATTGCGGCAGATGATACACATCCAGTTATTCTTGGACCGGAACAACTGGCGAGTCTGGCAGACACGCAAATCATCGACAAAGGGCGCTATTACGTGCGCGTTTATCGTGCTGGTGAAATATCAGAGCAGCACCTTACACAGATAGCGACACTGCTTGCAGTGGCGGGTGTGAAGGAGGCGCGTTGCTACCGCAGCTTTGTTGACCAGCAGCCGGAGGACTGGACACCGCGCATGGCTGGACTGAAGGATGATGCGGAACGCGGTAACAGTCTGGTGTTCAACCTTCCGGCAAAGACAAATTTCACCGGAAATTATGATGACGAATTAAAGCCTCGTGTTGAAAGTCGCGTCGATGGTGTTTTCTGGGTAACGCCCAAAGTGGACAAGCAGTCAGGCGAAATTATCCGGCCTGAGACGTGGTTATGTTCTCCGCTTGAACTACTGGGAACAGGAACAATCGGCAAAGAGCATTACCGCGTGATGCGCTGGAAAAAACCAGCAAACCATGAGGTCATTACAATGGCGGTCCCGTGCGGAGGCATTGGTGACCGTGACGGCTGGCGGTTGCTGAAAGACCACGGTCTTAACGTGACGACCAACGGCAAATACAGAGCCATCCTGGCTGACTGGATGCAGTTAAGCGGAAGTCATGAGGAATGGCAGCTAAGCACTACAACGGGCTGGCATTTTGGTGCGTACATCATGCCGGATGGTTCGGTCATTGGTGAATCAGAGAAACCCATCCTGTTTACCGGAAAAACTGCCGCAGTTAATGGCTATTCCGTGGCGGGAACAGCGGAGGGCTGGCGCGATACCGTGGCGCGGCTGGCTGGTGGTAATCCGTCCATGATGCTGGGTGTGGCGGTATCGCTATCCGCACCATTAATCGGGCTGGTGGGTGCTGACGGCTTCGGGGTTCATCTTTTTGAGCAATCATCAGCAGGTAAAACCACCACACAGAACATTGCATCAAGTTTATGGGGAGAGCCGGACGCGCAACGGCTGACCTGGTACGGAACGGCGTTAGGTATCGCCAACGAGGCCGAAGCACATAATGACGGGCTGTTACCCCTGGATGAAATAGGCCAGGCCGGAAACGCACGGGAGGTGTCCACGTCAGCCTATACGCTGTTTAACGGTTCCGGGAAATTACAGGGGGCGAAGGACGGCGGCAACAGGGAGATAAAACACTGGCGCACGGTGGCAATCAGCACCGGAGAAATGGACGTTGAAACATTCCTCAAAACGGAAGGGATAAAAATTAAAGCGGGGCAGCTTGTCCGTCTGCTTAACGTACCGATGGAAAAGGCCTCGCAGTTTCACGAATACAGCACCGGAAAGGCGCACGCAGACGCGTTAAAAGATGCCTGGACAGAAAATCACGGGGCGGCAGGTCGTGAGTGGGTTAAATGGCTGGCAGGCCACCAGCAGGAGGCAAAGGACGCGGTAAGGGCATGTCGCGAACGGTGGCGCAACCTGATACCGGAGAGCTACGGCGAGCAGGTTCACCGTGTGGGGGAAAGATTCGCCGTACTGGAGGCCGCGCTTGTGCTTTCCGGTCATGTTACAGGCTGGGATGTTCAGGCGTGCCGTGATGCAGTTCAGCATAACTTTAATGCCTGGGTGAAGGAATTCGGCACGGGCAACAGGGAATTTAAACAGATGGTTGAACAGGCTGAGGCGTTTTTGTCGTCGTTCGGGTTCAGTCGATACCTTCCTTATCCAAACAGCGACGAGCGTGATTTACCGATTAAAGACCTTGCCGGATACAGAAAGGGGAGTATCAGAAACGAAGATGACGAGTTCCGTTTTTACACGTTCCCGCATGTGTTTGAGGGTGAGATAGCACAGGGATTTAATCCGTCTCACTTTGCCCGCGCGTTGAGTGCTGCCGGAATGCTGGAAGCGGGAGGCGACCGCCGTTACAAGAAAAAGGCGCTCGGCAGGATTGGCGGGAAGCAGCATATTTTTTACGTGCTGATGTTCCAGCCTGAAGCAGAAGATTAACTTCCCTGTGTGAGGTAAAAAGTTGCGGGTTATGCGGGTTATCCTGTGCATAAGTTAATTAACTGCATGATTAAAAAGGAAATAAATAACCCGCACGTAACCCGCAAAACAGCAGTTATAACCCGCAAATGTGCGATTGTAACCCGCAAAATTTCACTGTAAGAGTGTAAACAAGCGTAACTATCACGTTAAAACCGGAGAACAAACAGCATGACGGCGCAAATATCAGCTTACGGGCGGCTGGTGGCTGACCCGCAGTTAAAGACCACCAGCAAGGTCACACAAATGGCGATGGCGAGTATGGCGGTCCCCCTTCCATGCAATCAGGCAGATGACGGAACGGCGACGATGTGGTTATCCGTCCTGGCGTTTGGCAGACAGGCTGACGCACTGGCAAAACACCACAAAGGCGAACTGGTAAGCGTGGCCGGTAACATGCAGGTGAGCCGGTGGACGGGCCAGAACGGCGAAACGAGGCAGGGATGGCAGGTTATCGCAGACAGCGTAATCAGTGCGCGAACGGCGCGACCGGGCGGCAAAAAAGGCCAGCAGGGCCAGGCTACTGACGCACTGAACAGGGCGAAACAACAGACAGGCCAGCACGATGACCCGTACGGGGATAACATACCGTTTTAATTCACAACAGCGAACAGAGTAATTACAGGGGAAGGCATGACAAAGCTGACCATAAACAGAAAACCGAAGGGCATTTACGGCACGCCGCAGAAAACAGTACAGGCGGCGCAGCAGCAGAATAAAACCACATCGGCGCATAAAGTGATGCCAGATAACCAGAACACACAGCAGAAGCTCACAGGAGCAACACCGCGGCGGCGTATGACCAAACAGCAGCGTAAAAACCGCAGACGCGTTAACCGTCTTATTGAGCTATGGCCTGAATTATTCAGCCCGGAATCACCTAAGCCGCTTAAGGTGGGGATATTTGACGACCTGATACAGGATATTGCCGCGAGAGGTATTTCACTCGGACAGGGAACACTACGCGCAACGCTGGCGCGTTATGTGCAGACTCCGCGCTATTACCGCGCCCTGGTAGCTGGTGGCGCGCGTTACGACCTGAAAGGCCAGCCGTGCGGCGAGGTAACACCACTACAACAGACGCACGCAGGAAAACTACTGGAGGAGATGAATGGAAATAGTAAGAAATGATCACGCACATGGTCGCCGTGCAGGTGATCACATTGTGGATGAAATTGCGGAAAAACAAAGAGTTGACATTGTTGTCAGTGTCACAGTCGAGAGCGCGAAGCGCCAAAATAAGCGTATAAATGATCATTCAGATGTACATGGTGTGATCACTCGTTTACGCCAGACTTTTGTAACTCGTGAAGAGATGATTGAAGCTATTGACCAGCATACAGCATGTATCAGCGTCAGGGATATACCGGAGATCATTGCTAACTACTTCATGATCACCAGACGCCTTTACCGGAGAAAAGACAAGAGCACGGTTAACCGTCTCCTGATGTCTGATATTCGCGAATACCTGCAAGAAAGGGGCTATGTGAATCCACCAGAACAGCACTACGGAAGAGTCGGAGACTAACTAAAACCCTGTACCGAAGAGCGGCGGCGCGATGGGGTGAAGTAATGCAGTTGGGGAACTGACAAGGAACGGTATTACATATCAATGCGACGACTGGAATGTTCCAGGAAGGCACAGAGGCCACCGAAGCAAACGGATAATTTAGAAGACCTGAAATGGTCGCTTAAACGCACTGAAAAAGAAATGGGGATAGATGGGATCGGGAAATCAGTATGGCGTAACTACCAGAAGTAAGCACAGAGCCGGAGCAATCCGGCTTTTTTTTGGCTGAAATCAATCAATCTGTTTTTGTGATAGAAATATGTTTATCTACCACTTTTTCAGATCAATAATGTGCATAGTTTAGTCAGTAAGAGGAAATTGCTGTGAATTGTATTAACGACCTGAACACAGGCGATGTCAGAGGTGGTTCTGTTCATCTGGATGCACAGACCGTGATGCGCCTTAAGCAGTACAGAATCGACCATGTGAACAATCACCCTGATCAGCCATTACCAGGCGTGGCGCAGATTGTCAGACATGCCGTAAACGCCTGGCTTAATCAGAATGGTTTTGCATCGGGGGGTGAGTAATGAATCGCTGGTACAGCATCAAAGCAGAGGGACGCCAATGTTATCTAACTCAGGTTTTATGAATTCTGACTCCCGATTCAAAATAGGAGGTTACTAATGCCAGTCGTACCAACAGTATCCGGACGTCAGGTTGAGAGCCGTGGAGTTCAGTCAGCAGGCTTACAGACGTTTTCTCAGCCAGGTATTAGTGATGCTTTTGTTCGGGCAGGGACAGAGGCAATTGATGTTCTTGGTCAGGCAAAACAGCGCGCCAATATTGCCTTGGTTCAGGAGGCATCCCTTAAACTCAGTCAGACAGGCAGTGATCTGCTGAATAATCCTGAAACAGGATTGCTTAACCTGAAAGGGAAAAATGCTATTGGAAAAGGCCATGAGTATACACAGCAGTTTGATGCTCAGATCGAACAACTGGCTATGTCGCTGCCGGATGAACAGGCTCGTAATGCTTTCATGCAGCAGGCGCAGCAGCAGCGTATTCAGTTCGCTACGCAGGCCGGGAGGTACGAGATAGGGCAAATAAATGCCTACGAAGAAGGCCAGTTTCAGGCGACACTGCTGAATAATGGTAAAAATGCCTCAGCATTATATGGCGACAACGCAGCATACATATTGGCTAATACGCAAACTTTCCAGCAAATTGAGGATTACGGTATTGCGCATGGCTGGAGCGACGAGCAAATCCAAGCCAAGAAAATCGAGTTTAAAGAAGCAACAGCAAAAGCAACTGCTCAAAATGCTATTGGAGCAAACTATCTTCAGGTAAGACAGCAAAACGGCGAGTTAAGCGATACTACTGCTGGATCTCGCCGTGCTGTAGCAGATAGTGGCTCTTCCGATCGTACCCGCGGTATACGCAACAATAACCCCGGCAATCTTGAATACAGCAAAACTAATCCGTGGGTTGGGCAGACTGGTGATGATGGTCGCTTTGCCAAATTCGAAACCCCTGAACACGGTATTCGTGCATTAGGGCGGAACCTGATGTCGTATCAGCGGCAGGGTATTGATACCGTCAGCGAGATAATTAATCGCTGGGCACCGCCTACTGATAAAAATGACACTATGTCGTATATCAAAGCAGTGTGCGAACAACTTGGCGTTTCTGCTGATGAGCCTCTCGATGCATCAAATCCTGATACCCTGAAGGCGCTTTGTGCAGCCATTATCCATCATGAAAACGGTAGCCAGCCATACAGTGATCAGCAGTTAACTGCAGGTGTTAGTGCTGCTCTGGGGCTTTCTCAGCTACCGACAAAAAATAAACGTTATACCGGTGTAGCCTGGTTCGATGCTTTAAGTGAATCAGATCAGGCCAGCGTGTTGCGACAGACTGATGCACTAGCCAGACAACAGCAGGCTGAATATAAAACGATGCTCGACAGCCGGGTTCGCGATGCGACGGCTGCGTATATGCGTGGCGTTGAATTTCCTAACCCACCAGGTGAGGATGATTTTATTGCAGCTTATGGCGTCAGAGAAGGAAACCTGCGATATACCGAGTTCAGAAATACGCAGATCGCCGGACAGTATATAGGCTCTTTCCGCAACATGCCGACAAGCAGCATTACCGCATATGTTGAGAAATTGCGCCCGGATACTGGTGAGACAGGGGAGGGGTATGCGTCTCGTGCGGAGTTATTCGACCGGGTATCGGCGGCAGCCACGAAGGTAATAACCCAGAGGCAGAATAATCCGTTTAGTGCAGCGGTGGAAATCGGAGCCTATAAGCCGATCACCAGCAACAACCCTGACGACATCACTGCCGAGGTGGCTAACCGTTTCTCGTCGCAGGAAAGCTTACGTTCGTTGGGAATTAATGCCCCAATCCTCAACAGTGAAGAGGCGGCTGCGCTGGCACAGCAGGTGCGCGGCACTCAGAACGTTGACCAGACAATTAAACTGTTGCAGAGCATGGGGGAGAAGCTGCCTGCGCCAGCAATACGGCAGGTGGCATCTGTAATTGCTCCGAACAGTGCGGCAACAGCCTATTCTGCGCTGCTGCTGGGCACGCCGGATAATCAGTACGACAACACCAGGCCAACGATCCCATATAGTCAGTTCATCGGGTATAAGCCGACGATGAACAAGTACGACGTTGCAAAGGTTATTCTTTCCGGCGACCAACTACTGAATCCGACGAAGGCCATGAAGAATGCGGGCATAACTCCGGTACAGTTGCCGAGCGAAGATAAGATGAAAGACGCTTTCGACGAACAGGTAGGTAATGCATTTGCCCGTAACCCGCAGTTACGCCAGATCAGTTATAGCCTTTTCAAAGCCGCTTACGCAGGAATAGCTTATCAGTCTGGTGATGCATCTACGGTAAGAACCAGTATGCCTGATACAGACATTGTAGCTGATGCCGTGAAGTATGCTACTGGCGGTATATACAATGGTTTTAATGGCGGCGACGTTGTAATGCCTTTCGGCATGGATAAATCTACTTTCAAAGATCGCTATACCACATCTGCGAAACAAGCACTGAAAGATGCCGGACTTAACGTAAATGCAGTGTCAAATTTCACGCCAGTTAATATCGGCAATAACCGGTATCGGCTGGTAAATGGTAGCGGACGCTGGGCAACAGATCCCAGAACCAATAAAGCTATTGTCGTGAGGGTTGAATAATGTCTGATGTTTTTTCTTTGGCTCCAGAAGGTCAGGCATGGATTGACGACAAAACAGTTGCCAACCCAGCAAGGCCAGAAGACTACGATCCGACTCCATTCCAGGGTTCAGGTACTGCACTTTTGAGCGGCGTGGCGGAGGGGGCTCTCGGTCTCGCGCAGTCTGCCGTCGGATTCAGCAAGCGCCTGATTAGCGATCCGGCATTTACCGCAGACGTGGCACCGACTGTTAATATTTTTCGGGAGATGTTCCCTGATGCTGACAAAACACTGAATGATACATACGACACGATCGGAAAACAGTTACAGGATGCCCGCAGTTATGTGAAGCCTGATGCAGGCAGCCAGGGAATGGCGGCAGAGGTATTAAATGAGCTTGGTAAATTTGTTCCTGCAATCGGAACAACTATGTTTGGCGGTCCCCTCATCGGCGCTGCTACAGCCTTCAGTTCTACGTATGAGCAGTCCTATCAGGATTTTAAAGGGAAGGGAGTAGACGAGGCTACGGCGCGTAACCTGGCAGCGCAGCAGAGCCTTTTCAATGCTGTGGGTATGGCCTTACCCGCTGCCGTCGGCACCACACTGGCAACGCGCATTGCCTCAGGCGTGGCAATCAACACCGGATTCGGTGGACTGAACCGTTACTCAGTAGGCGCAACACTGGAGGAAAAAGGCTACACGGAGATGGCAAAACAGTACCGGGTATTTGACGGTCAGGCGATGTTAGTCGATGCCGTTTTAGGCGGGGTCTTTGGTGGCGTTCATCACCTGACTACCCATAATAACCATGATGGTACAGAGTCGAACATTTCTGCAGAAGAAATAAAATCAACTTTTGGTGAACATTATCAGCAATCTCCTGATGGTAACATTGAGTCAATGGTTCGTGATTTATCTGATTCAGGAGTAATAGAACTTATTAATGAACCAGCAATAAAAAATAGTGATGGAGAAATACTTCTGAATAAAGGTCATGTGACAGTAGCTTCCGGAAAAGAACCAATAATAAGAATAAATATTAATGGATTAAAAGACCATGAAGAACTGTTAGAAACCCTTCATCACGAGGCGCTTCATCTTGAGCAGCGCCATTACCCTGACTGGAAGGCCAGAAAGCTAGCTAATGCTGTACTTAAATCTGCAAACAAGCATTCTGACTATCCTGAATTTGCATATGGGATGTCACAATATTATGAATATAAGAAAAGGGGTGAGTACCCTGAAACATATCCTGAGTGGTTGTACGCTGAAGAAGTTGCCGCACATGCAGTAAATCCATCTCTAAAGACAAGCGTTTCATCATGGGAAAAAATTATTTCAGGTTTTAAAGCCTATATATTCAGATACAGTGGTATTCAGGTTGGAACCGTTACACCTGAGCAGTTACGGTTACTCGTAAGTATGCGTCTTCGTAATATGAAACTGGAAGCCGCAGTAGAAAAAGTTTTTGGTATCCGGGCGAGGGAAAGAATAAAACCAAGCGATATTGATGCAGCCCACATTTTGAATGAGGGGCTTCATTACGATATTGAATCGTCACCAGTGCTTCACACCAGCAATGAGAGCATCAACAGCCATGTTGACGCCATGGATGAAGCATACAGGCAACTTAATGATGGTCAGCCTGTAAATGTTGGGGGGATGGCGCGAGGGCTTGATGGTCCATTGCGATCAGATATATCTGATACTTACCAAGAGCAATACCATGAAATACAAAAGGTTTTTGAAGAAAATGGTGTCAGATATGAAACATCATCAGAGCCAATTAGTGAATCGCCTGTCCCTCGTGCTGAAAGTGCTTTCTCATCGGCTGGTGAACACAGAGGGGACGTCAGCGTTGATCCAGATACAGGACAGGTTCTCTCATCCAACAGCTATGACCTTATGGCTGCCAGGGACATGAACCGCCCCGGGAATCCTGGAGACTAAACTCCCTGAGAAAGAGGTAAACAGAATGACTAAAAATACTCGTTTTTCCCCCGAAGTCCGTCAGAGGGCGATTCGTATGGTTCTG